TATAATTATATATAATATATAATAACTACAATAGTTTAGCCTGGTTTTGGTGGGCTTTTTGCTGTACTCGACTAAGTCAGAATATACTCGACTTCGGGCTTTTCTACTCGACTAAGGGAAAACCGGGTGTTCAGTGGTCATCAGCGAAGAGGTCTTGCCCCACACAGGATTTTCGGTTACAGACGCGAGCTCGCACTAGAAAAGGAACACCAATGGCCAAGACCCCAGTAGTTCAGAAGAAGTCACTAGACCCTCTTCGACGAACCAAGATTACAATGGACGATGTTATACGCGCCGCCACAATACGCGCTGAGATAGGCACCATGTATTTGAGCGCAAGACAGGCCGGGGTGAATTACGGCTCACTTATGAACTTCATAAACAAGACCCCAGATGCTAAAGAGCTATGGGAGCAAGCCTATGAAGAGTTCCGAGAGAGCTTGATGGCTGAGGCCGTTACTAGGGCGCGTGACGGTTGGGACGAGCCAATTTATCACATGGGCAGCATAGCCGGGTACATCAAGCGTAAGTCTGACCGTATCTTGGAGTTGATGCTCCGGGCGCACATACCTGTTTTGTTTAGAGAGAATTACCACGAAGAACAAGTGCACAAGGCTCAGGCTGCTCAGTTCGATTTTAATTCACTTAGCGCAAAGACCCGCGACGCAGTGAGAGACCACATGACAGCCATCCGTGACTTGGTGGCTGCAGATAATGCAACACCAATAGGGTTGCCAGAACCAGAAGGAGAAGAATAAGATGCCTTGGATATTTATAATTTGCATAGCGGTCTTGGTATTGTTGCTTTACTTCCGCGACCAGCTGTATGGTTTCTTTACCCAGTTAACTTGTAAACACGAGCGGTGTAAAGTGCACCCGGTGCCAACCAAGGCATATGGTCTCTTTGCTATGTTTAATTCCACGTGTCTGTCTTGCGGACGACAGAGAATTGCACTGGGGGATAAAGAGCTTCATATACGAATGACAAGCCTCTTGAACGAGGACACCTGCGATTGCTCTAAGTGCCGTGAGATAAAAGCCATCATGATCGGTCTACAACCCATGCCCGGCGCTCAGGTTGATTAATGCAATACCGCTTTGGAGATACCAAAGAAGAGAGCTGGAGCCAAGGCGCGTCCTTGACTCACTCTATGGCCAACCCGGATATATTCCTGGAGCGCTTAGACGTGGCCGATGCGGAGCAATCTCTTTGGGCTTTCACCAAGATGATGTGGCCTATCCTAGAGCCAGGAAGACCCCTCGCAGAAGGCTGGGCAGTTAAGGCCATTGCCGAACACCTAGAAGCCATCACCAACGGAGACCTTACACGGCTGCTCATTAACGTGCCGCCCGGCTCTATGAAGAGCCTCTTGTCCAACGTGCTTTGGCCAGCCTGGGAATGGGGACCAAGAAACATGCCGCATTTGCGGTACGTTTCTGCCAGCTACGCTCATAGCTTGACCGTGCGGGATAACCGCCGTTGCCGTATTCTCATCCAAAGCGAGCTGTACCAACGGCACTGGGGCGACCGAGTAACATTGGTGGGTGACCAGAACGCCAAAGAGAAATATGAGAACACTCAGCGGGGTTTCCGCATAGCCACCTCAGTCAGCGGTACAGCAACAGGTGAACGGGGCGATAGGTTCATCATTGATGACCCCCATAATGTCAAAGAGGGCGAAAGCGAAGTGAAGCGCGAGGAAGCGGTCTTCTGGTTTACAGAGGTTGTACCAACGCGGGTCAATGACCTAGAGACTAGCGCACGGGTTGTTATTATGCAGCGGGTGCATGAAGGTGACGTGGCTGGCCATATCTTGAAGCATGAAGACAACCTTGGTTATGAGGTGCTCATGATACCAATGGAATTTGAGCCTGAGCGCAAGTGCTACACCTCTATTGGCTGGGAAGACCCCCGCACTGAAGAAAACGAATTGATGTTCCCTGAGCGTTTCAGCCGCAAGGGTGTAGATATGCTGAAGGTAGAGCTAAGCTCCTGGGGTGGCTCGTATGCGGTTGCTGGCCAGCTACAGCAGCGCCCGGCTCCTCGTGGTGGCGGTATGTTCCAGCGCGCTGATATTAAGATTATTCAAGCCTATGACCTTCCGGCTGGCGGACGTGAAGTGCGTGGTTGGGATTTAGCTGGTAGTGAATCAAAGAACTCACCATACACGGCAAGTGTCAAGATTAAGAAAATTGGCAACACAATCTACATCCTCCACGCTCAGCGCAAGCGAAAACTACCTGGCGCGATGTACAAAATGATTAAGTCCACAGCAGCAGCAGACGGGCGCACGGTTATTCAAGATATGCCACAAGACCCAGGCCAAGCAGGTAAAGCTCAGAAGATGGAGCTTGTACAGATGCTTGAAGGCTATCCGGCCTTTTGCGGAGTAGAGAGCGGCAGCAAGGTTGACCGGGCTTTGCCATTGAGTGCTCAATCCGAGGTTGGCAACCTGGTTATGGTAGAGGGCGAATGGAACGCCGCCTTGCTAGACGAGATGTGCGTGTTCCCTGCTGGTATATTCAAAGACCAAGTGGATGCGCTGAGCCGGGCTTACGCACGGGTGCTGAAAACAGGGGTATTGACTTTGCTACACGGCGGTGAAACAATAACCGCTGATTGATTATTTTTGATTTTGATTTTAAGAACGCAAACATGGCCTCTTTACGCAACAGACTTCTAAATGGCATCACCTCATTCATGCCCCGGCGCGCTGCTCCTACTAAGACCGTGGGTGGTATGGGCACCACGGTTATTGGCGGCTTCGTCGATAGCGGTGAGACTGACAACAAGCTCATGGGTTCGCAGAAGTACCGCACCTATAACAAGAACCTTCGAGAAGTAGCTATTGTTGCCAGTGCCGTGCGCACATTCCTCAATATGGTCTCCAAGGCCAAGTGGGCGCTAGAGCCAGCCGTGGAAGACGGTAAAGATGAAGCATCCGACGAGGCCAAAGAGAAAGCTGACCAAGTCACTAAGATGATGGCTGACATGACTCACCCTTGGCACAGAATTGTACGTCGCCAGGCTATGTTTAAGTTTAACGGCTTTGCTATTCAGGAATGGACAGCCAAGCGCCTTGATGATGGCACTATTGCTATGGCAGCAGTAGAGGTTCGCCCGGCTGTGACAATAGAGCGGTGGGACATAGATATTCACGGACATCTAGAAGGGGTTATGCAGCGCATCCCGGCTAACGGTGACGAAGTCTATTTGCCTCGTAACAAGATTATATACGCCGTGGACGATACAACAACTGACAGCCCAGAGGGTGAAGGTCTATTCCGCCATATTACTGAGGCCGTTGGGCGGCTTAAGGTTTACCAAGACCTAGAAAAGATTGGCTTCCAGACAGACCTTCGTGGCATACCTATCGCCACTGTCCCATATTCAGAGCTACAGGCTGAGGCAGAAATATTCGCCACCGAACAGCTACCAATGAAGCAAGCCGTTGACCCAACCGTGACAAAAGAGAGCTTAGTGAAAGCCTACATGGACGCTAAGCTGGCCAATATTCGTAACTTCATGAACGAGCATGTGCGCAATAAGTCTAGCGCCGCTCTTCTCGACAGCACCCCCTATTTTGCCAAAGGTGAGAGCGGTACAGTGTCTGTTGCCAAGAAGTGGGACTTGAAACTCCTGAACGGTGAGAGCACAGCCCAAGAAGCAGTTGCCAAGGCCATTATGCGTATCATCCGTGAGATTGCTATTGTCTTGGGCGTTGACCATCTTTTGACAGGCTTCGACGGCAGCGGGTCTTTGGCGTTAAGCCAAGATAAGACTGCCAATTTCCTACTTAACGTAAATTCTACCTTGTTAGACCTCGCTGAAGTATTCACAGCTGATTGGCTCGACCCTATTTGGCGGCTCAACGGTTGGGACGAAGCTCTTAAGCCAACCATGAAGCCTGAAGACATTTCCAACCGTTCATTGATGGACGTGGCTGCTATGCTTAGAGACATCTCCGCAGCCGGGGTTGATGTTAGGCCGCATGACGAATTAGTGACTGAGTTATTCATCATGCTTGGCCTGACTCCACCTGAACGTGACGAAGAAGACTGGAACGACCCGGCGCTAGGTCTTCCAGGAGAGATTGACCCATTGACAGGTAAGCCTCTGCCGCCTGAAGAGGTGGAAGAAGAGGAAGACCCGAAGCCAGAAGACAAGAAGACCAAGGAACCTAAGAAAAAGGAGAAGGGTAAATGATTGATTTAACTCTCTCCACCAACACGTATCGCGTTTACGCAACACTGAACGATATCACTGTGTATGTGGCAGGGGATATCATTCTTGGACCAGCCTGGGACGCTATTACTGACAACGACTATAAGGCGCGCGCCGCTATCACAGCGACCCGGTTTATGGCTCAGCTGCCTTGGTCAGGAAATGCGGTCACTGCACCAGATGCATGGCCGCGTAACGATATTCTTAACGTAGGGAACACAGAGACCCCGGATGCCGTGGTTGCTGCGTATAGTATCTTGGCGGCTCAGCTCATCACTACACCTAATTTACTCACGAAGTTTACTGCTTCTGCTAATAGTTCTAAAGGAAGCGTGAAGCGCGTGAAGGGTGGTAGTGCTGAAGTAGAATTTGACACCAGTGCCTCTAGCATTAAGGTGGTCAGCGGCGTGGCTCAGCTCGTGCCGCCAAGCGTTGTTGATTTACTAAAACCATATCTCATAGCAGTGTCGTCCACACCGGGTACAGGCGGCGCAGAATTATTCGGAGCCAGCAATGGCTGATTTATTTGGGATTGATATTGCAGGCGAAGTGGCAGATGGCTTCGAAACTGCAGGTGGTGTATTCACGGCAGAGTTAAGCAAGGTTATTGAAGGCGAACGTGACCCGGAGAACTTAAGCGCTGGGCGCGCCACAGTGACAAAGCTCTATGGTTGTAAAGGCTTTTGGGAAGATTATAAGACAAAAGAGATTGATGGTACTCAAGTGCATGCTGAAGACCGTAAAGCTCTTATTTTAGGCGGTACGCTTCCAACGGGTATTGTACCGACCAAAGGAGATAAGATTTCAATTACCGAGGCTGGCGTGACTGAGCTTGGCTATATTTTAAGAGTAGAGCGCGACCCAGCAGCAGCAACATATATATTATACTGCGGAAAGAGATAACAATGACAATGATGCAAATAAAAGTAAAGCCAGAGCAAGCCAAGGGCTGGTTGGAAATTCTTATCCAGCAGCAGTACGCTGTATTGATTATTGGATTGCTTCTTGGTCTTATCATCGGTGTGATTCTCTATGCTGTTCTTATCAAGCGTGGCATCGCACCTTCTCCACGGTCAAAGGCGAGCATTGCTGACGATGCTGTCCGTAAAGACTTGTATGCTGCTAATGCCGCGTTGAGGGAAGACTTGGCACGTACTGATGCCAAGATGGAAAACCTCACCTCAATTATTGAACGACTTGAAAAAGAACTAGAGCCGTGGTTGAAGTTTAAAGAGCGCCAAGCGGATGCGGCTCTTAACGCGCGCCGTATGGATGGAGGATAATCCAATGAACTTAGATATAGAAAAACTATTATTGGTGGAGCTGTTCTTCTCCTTGGGCACTGCTTCCATTATCATGACTGCTGACAGCAATATTCTTTATTCCAATGATGAAGCTGAAACGCTATTGGGAGAGGCACTCAAAGGACGCAACCTGACTGAGTTCATGCCAGAAACCCCCGCAACTCCCCATACAACTGAAATGAAGTTCCACAACGCTGGCAAGGTTGCTGACCGTATAGCTTTGTTGAAAATAGTTGGCGAGGCCAACGCTGTACCTTATCTTATTTACAACCAGTACCCAATAGAATTTGAAGGCTCCATATACATGGCTTGTAATTTCAGGCCTGCAACGCCTTATGAGATAAAGCAAGCTGATGCCCACAATCACAGACCCCGCTAGTCGGCTTGACAAGTTACTCTCAAAAGCTGAGAAGAACCTAGCCCAGATATTCAGAGCCACCATGGCTCAGATGACTAGCTCCATCTCACGTGCTGAGCTTGAAGACCTCATCATGCGTAATAGGTGGGACGAAGCTCTAGAACGGGTTTTAATTCACATTGAGAGCTTGGGTTCGGGAGCAACAACATGGTTCATAAATTCGGGCACTTCGGGAGCCGCCTGGCTCAACAACGCCGGGTTATTTGGTATCAACTTCGACGCCGTGAACGTCCGTGCAGTAGAGGCAATGCGCCGCCACAGTTACACACTCATAAAAGGTTTCACGGAAGCCCAAAAGGAAGCGACTAGGCTTGCGCTGCTGGACGCTATGCGCAACGGGATAAACCCAACTGCCTCAGCGCGCGCCTTCCGGGACAGCATTGGCCTGACACCCCGCCAGCAAGGGGCGGTCAACAATTACCGAAGGCTTTTAGAGCAGGGAGACCGGGACGCGCTCCGCCGTGCGTTGCGGGATAAGCGCTTCGACAGCACCGTGAACAGAGCTATACGAGAGCACAAGCCTCTGACACGGGCGCAAATAGATAAGATGGTGACCCGGTATTCCGCTCGGTATGTCAAGTATAGGTCTCAGGTAATCGCGCGCACACAATCTCTGCGAGCTGTACATGAAGGTAACAAAGAGCTTTACCAACAGGCCATAGATAGCGGACGCATAAAAGAAGAGAATTTGACACGGGGCTGGGTCACCGCCGTGGACGGGAGAGAGCGTGAGACCCATGAAAGCATAAACGGGGTTGACGTTATTGGACTTAATACCCCATGGGTCACCAGCGCTGGCAATCAGCTCCTCCACCCAGGCGACCCGAGCGCGCCCGCTGAGGAAATAGTTCAGTGCCGTTGTGCAACAACAACCCGTATTAGGTTTTAATTATTGAATAGTGTATACAATAGGCATCAGTGTTTGTCATTCACTGCAACTATATGTTGTTTTCTTAAACGCAAACGACAACACGTCAATCGACGTAACCCTTAAGGCCGCTGCATAGCGGACGCTTGGGGCTAGATGGTTAGCCTGGCAACAGAACACAGTGAAACCCCGGCTCTCACAAATGGCCGGGGTTTCTCTTTATTGACAAGCCACTGCGAATATACCACGAACTTTGCGACGGTCACGTTTACGTGGGTCAGTATCAACTATTGTATTTCCTTGCTTATCAACTATGAAGACATGCTCCTCAACACGGATGATGTATGCAGCAACATCTATGTTTTCCCGCGCCGCCATCTTTTGTATTTTGGTACGGACTTTACCAACTGTGTCTCTACCTATTTTGATTTGGCTATTACGAGAACGAACTTTGAAACCATTCCGACGCAAAGTATTCATCCAAACATTTTTCTGAGTACGGTTGTTCCAAGTGACACCATGAACACCAAAATAAGCCAATACTGCTGAGGCGCAAGGTGTTTTTATATGGGTTGCGTTTGTCATTCTCTTATTCCTTTTCTCTATTTATAATTACCTTATGCCCCCTCCCCGAGCATAAGTCAACAACTATCTTGCGAAAACTTTAAAATAGTTGAAATTACTCGCAACGGGCATAAGTCAATCAAACAATATTGATTGTTTTTGTTTTTGGTAGTACCTCGTCCAATCAATGGATACTATCTCAACATCAGCAATTGCTAAAGTCGATACTGAACTCGGTCTAGTTTTCGGCTGGGCTATCGTATGCAAGGTTGATGGCAAAGATTATTTTGACGTTCAAGGCGACCATATCCCAGAAGGCGCAATGTTAGAGGCCACCACTGATTTCGCTAAGTCTATGGTTATGGGTAAGATGCACATTCAAGATGTTGCAGCTGATGGCACCAAGACCCCTCAACAACACGGTGAAGTGGTTTTCTCTATGCCAATGACCACGGATGTGGCTAAGGCGTTTGGTATTGAGACCAAGACAACCGGGTGGATGGTTGCTGTGGCACCCAGCCCTGAGATACTCGCAAAATACAAGAGCGGGGAATATACTGGCTTTTCAATTGGTGGAACTCGCATAGAAGACGAGGCGGTGGCAGATGTCTAAAAAGAACCGCATGAAGAAATTTAAAATCAACGAGCTATCTGCCGTTGATAAGCCAGCTCAGGTTGGTGCACAATCTGTCTTGATGAAGCGTGATAGCTCTCAGGACGATAAGGCTTTTGCCAAAGGAGGAGTTTTACTCTCCGAAAGTAATGGCCACACGCATCTCTTAGTCACTGACCGTGGCGAAGGAGAAATGCAAAGCGGTTCTACCCGTTGGGCGAAAGCCCCCGGTGACGAACATGACCATGACCATGCTTGGGTTCGTAACCCGGACGGGTCAATAACAATCGGTGCGTCTAATGGTCACACCCATGAAGTGAATGTCAACAAATCGGACCAAGGAGCCGTTACTATGTTTAAAACGAAAAAAGACCTCGTTGCTGCGATTGTGAAATATCTCGCTGGCGACACCTCTCAAGCTGATGAGATTAAAAAAGCCGCTGGTACGCTCGGTCATGTCGACTTGCTACCCGGCGCACTTAACCCGCCCGCTGACAATACAGCTGCGATTGCTAAAGCTGAGAGCCTGGCTCTCATGACTGACGCTCAGAAGACTTATTACAAGTCCCAAGACGCAGATGGTCAAGCCCAGTTCTTGAAGATGGACGAAGCAACACGCGATGCTGAAGTTGAAAAGGCTAACGCGCCGGAAGACAAAGACACCATTGTGTACAAGTCTGCTGATGGCACTGTTTTCACTAAGGCTGATGACCCCCGCTTTGTTAAGATGGCCAAGGACAATGATGCCCTTGCCAAGACTAATAAGGCGTTGACTGATGCAGCTGGTGATGCTGATATTGCTAAGCGCGCTCAGGCGGCTATCCCTAATTTGGGTGGTGATACTGATACACGGACTGCCATGTTTAAAGCGGTCGACGGTATTGAAGACGAAGACGTGCGCAAAGCGGCGTTGGAAAGTCTTACAACGGCTAATACGAATGCTGGTTCAGCGTTCGTTCGTAAAGGCACTAGCGACCCTGGTATTTCCGGTGAAGCTGGTGATGCTAATGACCAGCTCGACGCTCTGGCTAAAAAGCGTTCCGAAGCTGAGGGCATTGATATCGCTAAGGCGTACACCGATGTGCTCGCAACTGACGAGGGTCGTACTTTGTACGAGCAAACTCTCACCCACTAGGCTTACCCGCCGCAATAGGAGT